GAAAGATTTAGAAAAGATTCAAAAAAGTTTGCACTTCGTTTGGGGACTTATGGCATACGAATACATGGAAGAGGAAAAAGTGGAAGATTTTAGAGAAAATGGATATATCGGATTCATGTTCGGCTTTGAAACTGAAGAAAAATATGTATTGATAAGTGGAGGATTTAGCAGGGAGGAAGTTATACAAGCTATGAAAAGCGGAAATGTTTGGATGAAAAGCGATTTAAGAATAGCTTCCGAGAGCACTTTAAATGATTACATCGAATTTGAGAAAAAATCACGGAAATATGGAATGCCGATAATATAAAAGGAGGTAAGAAAGATGGATAAAAGAGAATGGCTGAAGATGGCAAAAGAGGAAAAAGAAAATATTTTAATAACTTTAAAAGAAGCTCAAAAATTAGTTTTAGAAAGTGATGGAAGATTGGAAGTTCAAACTGTTATGTTGGAAGATCATGAGATTTTTAATCGTTTAGACAATGAACCTGAAATTGATAACTGGTGGCTTGGAGAATATGTAGTTATAGATGAAAGAGCAACGTTTGATTATGATATGTCAGAAATAAGAACTATGTCAGAAGAGGAAAGAAAAGAAAAAGTTGATTGGGAGAATTTTAAAAAATATCCGGAAATAGCTTATGAAAGCTTTATCGAAAGATTAGAAAAAGAATTTTAACTCGGGAGGGGCGATCGCCCTTCCATTAAATAAAAAAACAAGGAGAGTGGGAAGAATGGAAAACAGAAAATGGATAAAACTTATTGAGGAAAACAGAGATGAGATTTTGGAAAAAATGGAAGAAGCGTTGAAACAAGCTTTTGAAGCAAAAAGTGGAGTATTTGAAGTTATTCTCGATGAAGATGGCAAGGTAGATATAGCAAACTATGTTTCAGAAAATACTACAGATGGGGACGTATGGACTGGAAAAGCAATCTCAATAAGAAGATTCAACGCAGAAGATTATAGAAAATGTGAAAGTGTGTATGATTTGGATATAGAAGATTTAGAACGGCTGTTAAAAAATATTCCAAACGGATTAGAAACAGTCGAAAAGTATCAAAAAGAGCATAAAGAATTCAATATAGACGAATTTCTTAACAATTTAGATTCTGAAGTAAAAGAAAAACTTTTAAACATTGTTTTTGAGAATGAAATAGATTGGTATTCAGCAGAATTCGATATTGGCCTTGATTTATACATTGAACAGCTTGTGGAAGAGGAAAAATATAATTAATTAAAAAATAAAAAAACTATTGACAAAGTAATAAAAATATGATATAATACTATTAGAAAGGAGGTGAAAAAGAATGAGAGATATAACAATCTACTACGAAGATACAAAAGCCTGTGAAGAAAGTGGAAATCGAAGATGGGGATCAGACTTTGATGTAGAAGCTCCATATCCAATACAACGCTTGTACGAGACCGAACATGATGATGGAGAAAATTGGAGAAAAGAGTACGAAATTCTTACAAAAGAGTCTGTATGGAAAGAAACTTTTCGATGGGGCGGAGCTTTAGAAAGACAATCAGAAGAGTATTTTATGCACAAAGATTGTCTGACAACGGGGCTTTTACCGGATGAAATAAAGTTTCTAAATGCCTATCGAAATCGATTTCTTCTTATCAGAGACAAAGGAACTTTATACATCTATGACTCAGGAACAAGAAATACATATCCGATGGAAAAACAAAGCACAAGTTTCAAAGATTTCAAAGAACAACTCAAAAATCTAAATCTGATTTAAAAATCTCAACCAATAACAGGTTAGAGGTTATCCGAGAAGGATAGCCTCTTTCTAATTAAAAACAAAATTTGGAGGTGAAAAAATGAGCAATACAAAGTTTTACACTATGAAAGAAACAATGGAAATTTTGGGGTTAACTTATCGTGGATTATATAGCAATATCATGCGTGGAAATATAAAGACTATCAAATCAAGCTCAGGAAGGCTATTTATCCCTGAAACTGAAATAAAAAAGTTTTTGGAAACTCATATTGTAACAAAGACAAATCGAGGGAAGAGATACGATTCCATACCTGAAAAAACTAAAAAAGGAGAGTGAGGAAAATGGAAAAGAAGAAAACACCGGAGGAACTTGTAGATGCTATAAGAAAAATAAAAGATGTAGAAAAAGAACTGAAGGAAAAAAGGCAGAAACTTGAGGAGATGCTTTTTGAAAGCGTAGAAAAGCCGATCGATGGAAAGCCGCTTTGGATTGGAGATGACGTGAAAATAGTATGGCGTACGAATGCAAAAATTTCACAGAAGCAAGCTAAAATCTGGTTTGATAGAAATTTAGAACTTTGCAAAAGAATATTTTCAATGTCGTTCAAGCCAAAAATTTCTGTAATTTCAAAGTTTGAAAGAACAACATCCAAAGAACGCCCTGAATGGATGAAAGATTTTGATGAAATCAAAAAAGATATTGAGATTGAAGAAAAACCGGTGTTGGAGGTTGTGAAAAATGAAGAGGAGGTCGAGGAATGATGGCAGGAAAGAATGAGATGGAGACTAAGAAAAACAGTGAAATGGAAAAGAAAGAAGATACAGAATTTATAAAAAAAATGTTTGCACCAGACGCTACACAAGAAGAGTTTAGATTGTTTTTGGAACTTTCAAAGCGTTATAATCTTGATCCATTTAAACGTCAGATTTTTTTGATAAAAAACAAAAAGCGTCCAAATGAGCCAGCTACAATAATGGTGAGCCATGCAGGAATGTTACACTTAGCTCATGAAAGTGGAAAGTTTGGAGGAATGGAAACGTATGTAATTACAAAAGATGGGAAAACAGCTTTGATTTGCAATCAAGACGAGATTGCAGGTGCTGTGTGTTATGTTTATAGAACAGATTGGAATAAGCCACTAATGCATGCAGTCTCACTTAAAGAATATTACAGAAAAATGCCTCCCGGATATAAAAATATTTGGGACGAAAAAAGAATAACAATGATTAAGAAAGTTGCTGAAGCAGGAGCTTTAAGGAGAGCTTTTGATACAGGTGGATTATATACGGAAGACGAAATGGATACAAACTATGTATCTACTGAAGTTGAATATGAAGAAAAAACAGAAGAATCTACAAAACAGTCTGTAAAGAAAGAACTTCCAAAAAACAATATGACTTTACTGGCTTTATTAAAACGAATAGAAGAAGTTGAAGAAAGATTTGGTTTGAAGAATATACGTAAAACATTAGAAAAGAAAATCGGAAAGTCCATAGAGCAATTTTCTGAGCCTCAGTTAAAGCAAGCTATTAACGCTGTTGACCGCTTGGAGGCAAAGAAAATTAAAGAAAGTATGTACACGGATGCAGATTTCATAGAAGAAGAACCTGCACAACCTGAAGAATCTCAGGAATTGGGAAAGCCTGATGATGTCGATACAATAGAAGAAAGATTAAAAGAGATTAACGAAATATTTGATGACTAATGTAGAAACAGGCCCGCTTTGGGCCTGTTCTATTTATCAAATCTATCTAAAAAGGAGGTGAGGAGTGGATTGAGGAATCCAGATCTTCATTTATATTATAGCACTTTATTTTTGAAAAAGTCAAGCTACTTTTTAATAGAAGATTTGCTATAATAGTGAAATTATGTGTTATAATAGATATATAAAAATTTATGAGGAGGCATAAAAGTATGAGCAAAGAACGTTGGTACACCACTATAATCATAGGAAAACGATGGCATAGGCGACTAAAAGTTGAAGCAGCAAAACGTGAAGTAACTATGACTGAAATTTTGCATGAAGCACTTGACGACTGGTTTATGAGCCATTCTGAAGAAAAAGAAAAAGAAAAGGAGTGAGTATAACATGGAAACAGCTTTAAATCATTTGAGAAGGCAAGGAAAATTAGATCCGCTATTAAAAAAAATTAAAAACGGATATGTTAAAGAATTTCATAACATACTAATTGATGAATTTGGAAAGTTTTTAGAAAAAATAATCTTACCAAACGACTGGCACTTAGAAACAGACTTTTATTCTTATGCGTATAGAGATGATGAACATGATTTTTTAAATATTTCTTTTGGAAGAAAAGATAAATTCGATTTAGTATCAGCAAAAATTCAATTATATATTCAAGCTAATAAATGCGAGTTTTATTTAAAAGATTGTGTTGCGTTCTTTGAGTATGGTGAGATAAGATTTGAGAACTGTGAGCCCGAAAATATCAAGGTTGTTTTAGAAAGCTATGATGATTTTGATAGAATATTTGAGAAAATTTTTTCTTGAAGGAAGCAAATAAATGACAGGCGAGGAATGGATTCAATTAATTGAAAAAAGAAGGAACGAATTTCATCAAGCGGTGAATATGATGTTAGAGGAAATACCCGAAAGTGAGTGGCAAGCTTATGAAATTTTACTTTATGAAGATGGAAGAATTATTTTGCAAAGATATGCTTTCACAAATACTTATGATAAAAGATGGCTAAATGGAAAAGCAGTATCATTTTTAAGAATTTACACAAAAGATTATAAAGAAGATGGAAAAGCTTTATTGTATATAAAAGAGCATGCTGATGATTATATTGAAAATGCTATCAGTTTTATAAGAGATAAAGAAATTATCAAAGATTAAAATTATTAAAAAGGAGGTAAGATAAAATGAGCAATAATATTAGTACAAGATTTAAACTTGAAAGAACTTTGCCTATACAGTTAAATACTGAAAAGTTAACAGTTATTTGGAGTTCAGCTTACGAGAAAGGCAAGCAAAGAAAAGACGAATGTTTATATGTTGATGAGAAAGAAAAAAGATATTATTGGATTTATAGCAACGATGTGCTAAATGATAATAATCACCAAATATATCCATCTTTTTCAATAGAAGAAGTGCCCAAAGAATCAGTGATAAGGACTTTAATGTTAAGCAAAAATTATAAATTATTGGAACGCTTCTTTCCTGATTATCAATTATCTTTAAAGAAAGAAGGTGAATAAAATAGTAATTTTAGGCATAATGTTATTAATTACAGGCTTTATTTTAGCAATTTTTGAAAACATCATTTGTGTTGTCATCGGCGTTAACATGCTTTGGGCTGGAATTGTATTCATTCTTGTAGGCGATTACTGGAATTGCGAAAAAGAAAAAAGAGAGGTGAAAAATAAATATGAGCAAAAATAAAGCAGTAAAGAAATTCATGCAGTTTATGCCTTTTGCTATTTATGGAAGTAGAAATTATAAATCTTGGATGGAAGTAGAAACAAAGTATGAGAATCAAAAGAATTTTAGAAAATTTATAAGGCATAATAATAAAAGGCATTGACTTTTTTAAATTAATGTGTTATAATAGTAAAAAACAATAATAGGGAGGTAAGAATATGAAGGTTAAAGAGGCCAAGGAATTAGAAAGACAAATTTTAAAAAGTGATAGGCATTATGTTATTAGAAAAGAAATTATTAGAAAGTATGATTTAAACACATCTTTGTTTTTAGCACTTCTTTGGGAAGCAGAATACAAAGCAGAAATGGATGGTACTATCCAATCTGGATGGTTCCATCTTGGAACAAACGAAATAAAAGAAAGAATAGAAATGTCTTACTATACACAAATGAAATGTATTAACAATTTGCAAAAAGCCGGAATTTTGGAATGGAAGAATGAAGGAATTCCACGCAAAAGATATTTTAGAATTGATTGGGATAAATTTAGTGAAATAATTGAGGAGGAGGTAGAATAAAATGGCAATTTATACGATTAAAACAGGAAACATTTTAGGAGATAGATTTGGAATTGTTCCAAATGAAATCATAATATCGAAAAATTTAACAATGCCCGAAAAAGTATTATATGCTTATCTTTCAAGTCTTTTATCAAATGGCAATATAGAATTACCTTCTTTTGAAAAAATAGCTGAAGATTTGAACATTAGTCAAGCAACAGCAAAAAAATATTTTAATAATTTAATTGCAAATGGCTATATAGAAAAAACTGATAAGGAGGATTAAATAGAATGCCAAGGGATGAATTAGATCGACGATTCAATGATGGCTATGGTATTATTTTTAGATCTGTAATGCGGGACACAAGTTTGTCAATAGGTGCTAAGGCTGTTTATGCTTACCTTTGTACCTTCGCTGGAAATAAAAAAACAGCTTTCCCTTCAAGAAAATTAATGTGTCACGAACTTGGAATAAACAAAGACACTTTAACAAAATATATGAGGAACTTGCTTGATGCTGGCTATATAAAAAAGGAACAAAAAAAAGTCAGTGGTAAATTTGCGCATAATGTTTATACAATTTACGACTTCCCAGAAAGCCCATCGACCGAAAATACCGTGTCCGAAAATTTCCGACTCCGAAAATTTCCGACTCCGAAAATTTCGCCCACTAATAATAACAGTAATTCTAATAATAACATAGATCTAAATAATACATATATAGTCGAGAACGTAAAATTCAAAGAAGAAAAAGCGATTCCAAATCCAAAAACGGATGATATAGAAGCAATAACAAATAATAAAGATGTATACATGACCGAGATTGATAAAAAGCAAGAAACAGAGCAAATCCCTTACAAAGAAATAGTAGACTATTTAAACGAAAAAACCGGTAAACAATATAGGTATACTACACCGAAAACAAGGGAACTTATTAAAGCCAGGTGGAAGGAAGGTTTCACACTGGAAGATTTCAAGAAGGTAATTGACAATAAAACGCTATTATGGAAAGGTGAAAAAGAAGAAATTTACCTACGACCTGTAACGCTTTTTGGAACTAAGTTTGAAAGCTACTTAAATGAAGACCCAGACATTATTTTGAAAATGAAGAAGAAAGAAAAGCAAAAAGAAGAATACAATATTCAAGAATTCTTTGATGACCTTGAAATTGACTACATTATTGAACTTACTGGTAATGAATACAATGCTAAACGTCGTTTCAATGAATACGCTGAAAAATATGGTGTAGACAAAAACCAAAGAACATTGTTTAAAGAATTCAGTACATGGTGTAGAAAGCTTAGGGACGGTGAACGTGTATGAACGTTATAGAACAAAAGTCAGAACAAATAATAATAGCTTCCATTCTAGCAAAGCCTGAACTTTTTGATGAAGCCATAAAAAAAATTTCCCCCGAAGACTTCATCAACCAGAAAAATAGGGACATTTTTCAAGCGATGAATGAAGCTTTTCTAGGGGGAAAACTGCCTACTTTCATGAATATTATACCACACATTAAAGCCACTAGTCAAGAATATTTCATAAAATTGATGGAAGTTACACCGCTATATTTGGACTTTTCACTGGCTTTAGAAGAAATACGTGAATATAGCAAAAAAAGAAAGCTAAAAGAAGCAGTTGTAGAAATGAATGCAATGCTTAGCAGAAACGAATTCAAACCTGAACAGTTAGCAAGCCTGTATAGTGAAAAGCTTGGGAACATAAAAAATGTAGATGAAGAAGAAAGTAACGATGTAACTGAACTTGTTGATGACATTCTAGAAAGAAAAAGAAAGCTTGAAAATGGTCAAAGTCTTATAGAAATAACTACTGGCTATAATAGTCTAAACTGGCTAACGGATGGCTTTCATAAAACAGAATTGACTATTATAGCAGCTAGACCGGCTATGGGGAAAACAAGTGTAATTTTGAACTTTATGTTAAGACAACTTAAAGAAAACATTCCTATTTTATTCTTTTCTTTGGAAATGTCTAAGAATTCACTGTACAAGCGTTTGCTTTCAATTATTTCGGGTGTAGATGCAAGCAAAATAAATAAGGGGCAGCTGAATGAAAATGAAGTAAAAAAAATAATAGCAGCTGCTGACTTTTTAGAACAAAAACGTGACAAGCTTTTCATAATTGACAAGTCAAGTATAACTATAAATGACATGATCGTAGAAGCTAAAACAATGAAGAATAAAGGTATACAAGTAATTTATATTGACTATTTACAGCTGTTGAATACGGAAAGCGTGTACAAAAACAGGGCTATTGAAATGGGTGAAATTAGCAGAAATTTGAAAATATTGGCAAAAGAACTGGACGTTGCTGTTGTAGCCGTAGCACAGTTAAACAGGGAAGTAGAACACAGAACAAACAAAAGACCGAATTTAGCCGATCTTAGGGACAGCGGGGAAATAGAGCAAAACGCAGACAACGTTTGGTTTTTATATAGGGAAGGCTATTACTTAGAACAAAAAGGGGAAAGTGAAGGAAATGGGAAAAGCAGCCAAACAGAACTTAGCATAGCAAAGCACAGGAACGGACCGACTGGAACTGTGAGCTTATATTTCATGAAAAAAACACTTGAATTTTTAGAGGAGGGGAAAGTATAATGGCAAAAAGCCCATCGAAATGGTCAAGCTTACTATATGCGAAAAAAGAAGAGCTTAAAACACAAACTAAAAAAGCTTTAGAAATGGCAAAAGAAACTACTGAAGATGCTTTTTTCACAGTATGCTTGACAGAAACTGGTAAGTGTGGTATTGAAACTAAACCGGGCGATTCTATTAGTAAAGAAAAGCACCTTAGATTCGTGGCTTTTAGATCTTTTGGTGAAAATAAAAATGATTATTTAAAGGCTTTTGATTTGTGGTTTGAAATGTTGTGGCAAAAAACTATGGATTGCATAGGTGAAATTGTTATAACAGAAATAGAAAATAATAAAGGGGTGAAAGAATGAATTTCAACAAAATTATTATAGCAGGCAGGTTAGTAAGGGATCCGGAAAAGAAAATTTCAAACGATGGTAAAACATTTGCAAATTTCACAATAGCCGTAAATAGAAATTTTAAGGCAGATGAAGCAGACTTCTTTGACTGTGTAGCTTTCGGAAATACGGCTGATTACATTTTGAACTATGTTAGAAAGGGCTATTTGGTGCTTGTGGAAGGCAGTCTACAAATAAATAAGTGGACTGACCGAAACAATGTGAACCATTCAAAGCCCGAAATAATCGCAAATGTAGTCAAGAACTTTGAAACTAAGAAGAAAGAAAACGCAGAAGAATATGCAGAAAAAGAAGAAAAAAGTACCAAAACAGAAGAAGAAAACGAATTTGAAGAAGAACAGCTTTTTGAAGGTTTGGAACTTGACGATTTGGACGATGGATCACCACTAGGCTATTAAAAGGGGGCGGAAAAATGGAATTGAAGAAATCGACATAAAACAAATAGTAGAAGAAACTATTAACAAGGAACGGGACAGCTTAGTAACAGAAACAATAGTTAAAATAGGTGAAAAGCTTAAGTCGTTGAAAGAATTAGAAGAAGAAAATAGGTCGTTAACTTGGGAAGTTGCAAAACTGAAAAGCGAAATACTACAGCAAAATGGGCAAATAAATCGGTTGGTTAATGAAAGGGACAAACTACGGAAAGAAGTTCAAGAATTAGAAAAGGGGGTAAACGAAAATGGGTGAATTCAATTTGGAAAAGAACTTAGACAAATTGGCAGATGTTATAACAAATAGAATGTTGGAAGCTATGAAAGGGAAAGAAAAGTTAGAAGAAGAAATTAAGGAATTGGAACAAACTAATCATGAATTAGTGGCAAAAAACAAGGTACTTTTACAGGAAAACGAAAGTTTAAAGCACTGGTATGAACAGCTTCAAAAAGATGTAGAAGCATTGCAGAAAGAAAAGAAAAAACTGAACGAAGTAATTATGCAATATGAAAGTCAGAATATAAAATTAATGAAAGAAAATAGTTTGTTAGAAAAAGAAAAAGAACATTTGCAAGGTGTATGTAACGGCCTAAGGGAAGCAATGATAGAAGATTACCAGAAAAGTATTTTAAAGGAAGGAAACAAAGCTGACAAAGACATTTTATTTTACCAAGAACAGAACAGGAAATTGATGGAAAGTAATAAGTCGTTGGTTGAAGAAGTGGAACGGCTTAGAAAAGAAAACAAATATTTGGAAAGGGAAAACGCGAAGCTTAGGGAAATAAAAGGAAGACATATATTAGACTGTTAGGGGGTAGGCGTATGGAAGAAAATGGTAGTAATTTTGAAGAAGTCTTAAATGAAGTAGTAAGTGATCTAGAAAAACTGTTATTAAAAAAGAATAACGACTATGGAAGTAAGAACCTGTTAACTTTTGGAAACTTGGGAATATTAGTTAGAATGTCAGACAAACTGGAACGTTTGAAAAACTATGTTTTAGGTGGTGCTGAATTAACTACGGACACATTAGAAGACACATTGCAAGACATTGCAGGGTATGCTGTTATGTGGTTAGTATTGGAAAAACAAGGGTACAATCTGGATTATAAAGAAATTGCTAACAATAGGGGGTAGTAAAATGGATAATGAAGAAAAAAGAAAGCAAATATTTGAAGAAATAGAAAAATTGGAAGGGAAACTTAAAGGTTGGAAGTGTAGGAATAAAGAAAAGATTTTAAGGGGTGACAATGAAATAACAATAAAATTTGAAAAAGTTGTAAGTCAAAGAATGGGCTTCCCGGATTATGATGTTGAATTTTATGGAAAGATTAATGAAGAACCTTTATTTAGCCATTGTTTTGTGGAAACATGGGACAGCACTGGTTCTTATAGTTTGATGGTAACATATAGATTTCACGGCTATGCTGAAGATGAAAAAATGAATATAAAACAGCTTGGAAATATTTTAGAAAACATAGAAAAAATTGAAAATCTTGGAAAAGAATTTAAAAGAATATTGGAGGTGGGGAAATGAAAAGTGTACTTGAAATTGCAAAAGAAAACGGGCAGTGGGAAAAGTTTACACAGGAAATTAAAAGGCAGTATACGCATAAAGAAGTACAGGAAGGGCACTTAAAAAATATGGAAAGGTTTCTTGAAGGAATACAAATAAAAGAAAATTGGAAGGTGGAAATTTGGGCTGACGCAAATGACAATATATATGGTGATGATATGTTTATTGACGCCGTTATAAAAGATGAAAAAGATGAATATATTCTTTTTATGGCAATTGAACTAGATACATTCAGTAATAGATGTGAATTTGAAGTCATTCAAATGATGATGTATTTTGATTACTACAATATTGACATAGAAACTACTTTTACAGAAAAAATTGAAGACAAAACGGATCTTACCAAACTTTTAGAAAAATATGATGAACTGGAAAAAATATTTGATGGGGTGATAAAATGGTAGAAAACAAAACTTCATTGGTTAATGATGAATTTTACAGGGGAACCGGGCATATTCTTGACAGAATACAAAGAATAATTTGGGAAAGAATAACAATGGTTGCTGGGTTGAAACTAAACAAAGAACTTGTTTTGTTTAATTTTATTTCAAATGCTTTAAAAAGGTATAATGAAGATCCGAAGTCAGACAATTGTAAAATCGAAATAGTAACATATGACATGTGGGTAGAAATACGTTTAAAGACATACGATACAAAAACACTTATAGCATATGGCTTGGTCTTTGACAAAGATGCATTTGAAGAAAACAAGAAACAATTTGACAACGTTTTTGCCTTTGATCCTTCTGGATTGTGCTATTATAAATACGTAAAAGATGAAGGTGCATGGGCAGCGGTAATTGAAGCAAGGGTATTAGAACAGTTGGAAGTTTTAACGGATGTTTTTTATATGGAACTAAATTATTGGAAGGAACGCAAATTTTAGAAAGAACAAAAGGGGGTGAAGTGAATGTTTACTAAGGAAGTTGTTATGAAGGCATTTCAGAAGTTGGAAAAGAAATTAGATGATATAGAAAAAAGTATACAAAGTTTAAAAGAACAATATTCAAGTGAACAGGTATATTTTACAATTGAAAGCAAAAGTATCAAAAATACTGCTAGAATAGACTTGAAACTACACAAGGGTGACGTCGGGGTAGTAAGACTGCCTATAAAATATATGACGGGGAAAATGCATACAGACAATAACGGTTATTACGTACAAGAATGGAATATTAGCACAATGGCTATTTCAGCGCCCTTAAAAAAGAAACTCGAAAGCTTTTCTATTACACCCGAAGGTGAAGAAAATTTCTTAAAAGAACACACTTTTTATGATGAAAATAAATTACCAGATTGGTTTTATGAAACAAAGTTGTATCTGGAAAATGGTACAGTAGTGCCTGTAAGACATGTGGGGTATATAACTTTCGTAATGGACGGGGTTTTTGAAGAAGGCAAATACTGGAACGTTGATATGAAAGTAGAAGAAATTATTTAAAAATTAAAGGGGGAAATAAAATGAATGATGGTAGAAGCCAAGTAGGTGAAGAAATTAAAATGTTAGACATGTTGTTGGAACTTGTGAATTCTAAATTAAAAAGCAAATTTGCTGAAAGGGAACTAATGCAACGTTTTTATTTTTCTAAAGAACTTGATTATGAAATGACTAAGGAAATTCTTGAATACCAACGACTGTATAACTACGTTGATGAATGGAAGATGGCAATAATGGCTATAGCAAGTGAAAGCGACAAATGAAGTATAACAAATATAATAACAAGAAAGTAGAATATGATGGGTATAAGTTTGATAGCAAAAAAGAAGCTGACTTTTATAAGAAGCTGAAAGCGTTGCAGAAAGCTGGTAAGGTTAAAAAAATAGAAGTACACCCGAAGTTTGAACTACAACCAAGTTTCAAGAAAAACGGCAAAACGTACAGGGCAATAAACTACTACGCTGACTTTCTTGTTTATTATAGTGATGGTATTACAAAACTGTACGACACGAAAGGCAAAAGAACAGAAGTGTACAAAATTAAAAAGAAGCTGTTTGAATACAAATATAAAGATCTAACAATAGAAGAGGTTTAACAGCCTCTTCTATTTTTTTATACATATTACTTGCATTTATAAAATTTGTGGTATAATTGTATATAGTATGTACATTTGCATATTATAATTGTCTTTATTAACGTTTTAAAAAAAAGAAGGTGATGGCATGGCAAAAACAAAGTTAACAGAAGAAAAAATAAAACATGCTGTCCAGTTAGTTGAAAAAGGTCACATGTACAAAGACATATATGGTGTTTTAGGAATTTCTAAAACAACATGGAATAATTGGCTTAATAAAGGTAGACACGCTAAAAGTGGAATATATAGAAAATTTTATGAAGAAATAGAAAAAGCAGACAGCAGGGGTGAAACTTACCTTGTTGACAAAATGATGGAAGTCGGCAAAGAAGAATGGCAAATGTATATGACTATACTTGAAAGAAAATACCCCGATCGATGGGGTAAACATGAACGTATGAACATAGGCAGTGAAGAAGGTACTGAAATAATAATTAGGAAAGTCGATGCAAGTGAAAAAGAATGAAATTCAGGTTAATAAGAAAATATACGACTTCCTTGAACAAACAAATTATAAGATCTACGTTATTTATGGCGGTGCTGGTAGTGGGAAGTCGTACACGGTCACACAATTCTTAATTGTTGACAAGTTGCTGAAATACAAAAATAAACGGCTTCTTGTAACCAGAAAGTACAACCCGTCGTTGAAACAAACGGCGTATAGCTTGATGTTAGAATGGTTACAAAAATTGGAAGTTAAATACGAAGAAAAGAAGTCAGAACAAGTTATTAAGCTTCCGAACGGCAGTGAAATTCTTTTTCGTGGAATGGACGACGCTGAAAAGATCAAGTCAAGTGAATTCAACTATATATGGATGGAAGAAGCAACAGAATTCACTATGCAGGACTTTCTACAGCTACGACTTAGACTTAGGCGTGCTAACGCCGGGCAACGTAACCAAATGTTTTTAACATTCAACCCAGTGTCTTCTTGGGTAACTGATCATTTCTTGAAGCAAGAACAAGAAGACGTCGGAATTCTACAGACTACCTACAAAGACAATATACGTTTTCTTGATGATGACTATGTCAAAGCTTTAGAAGGTTTGGCAAACCAAGATCTTAGCTTTTACCAAATTTATGCATTAGGACAAGTTGCAGAATTGAAAAATAAAGTGTATAATAATTATGTGATTGTAAAAAATATACCCAGTAAGTTTGACGAAATTGTTTATGGGCTTGACTTTGGATATAACAATCCAACAGCTTGCTTGAAGATTGGGATAAAAGATGATGAAATCTATATACTTGATGAACTGTACGAAACTCATCTAACAAATGCGGATTTGATTGAAAAATTGAAAGATTTTATTGACAATAAATATAATGAAATATATTCCGATGTTGAACCCGATAGAGTGAGAGAAATTCATTTGGCAGGATTCAATATCAGACAGGCAAAGAAGCATGTTAAAAACGGTATTGATTTTCTGAAAAGAAAAAAGATTTATATAAACGAAAAATGTACAAATACAATTGAAGAAATTAAAAGCTATAAATATAAAGAAGATAAAAGTGGAAATGTATTAGATGAACCTGTGAAATTCAAAGATCATGCGATGGACGCTATGAGATATGCCGCTGAATACTTTATGAATTACGATGAGACGGCGAGAAATATTAAAATCAAATTAAAGAGGAGCGTCTAAAAATGAATAGAGTTATATTTGAGAAATTGACGAAAGGTGAAGCATACGATGAGATATACAAAAATCTCCGTGGACTTTTGCCTCGTGTAAAACAAATATACAATCCTGTACCTGTTATCATTGATACAGATGTTTCTCTTATACGAAATTCGGTGAAAGTTAGAGCAGATGAAATCACTTCTCAAATAGATTGGAATTATATCAAATCAAAAATAATAAAAGAGCAATTGTATGATAGAGCTTACATAGATATTGAAATAGTCAATCAAAAACCTGTTATCTTCATTTACTCCTCAGATCAAATCGCTTGCGAATACGACTCACAAGGAAATATTATCAACGCTAAAATAAGTAGAGAAAGTCCGTTCAAGCATAAAGAATATTTCATTGACAAAGATAACAAAAGATGGATGAGAATTGGAGAAGAGCAAGCTACACCGATACTTTATGAAAATATGATCTTCCCCATTTTTGAAATTTCTGGCAAAGATGAAGAGGGAGATATTGAAAGCATTTCAAGAATTGAGAATCTACCTGATTTGCTAGATCTTATTAACAGATATGAGGCGGATATGGAAATAATTTTCAATAAGCATGCAGATGCTCCAACTTGGGGGCAAATGAAAATACAAAGATCGGCGTCAGAAATTGAAGATAACGAAATAGAACATTTGCAAGTCGAAGAAGGCGGAGAAATTAAATATTTAGAAATGCAGGGAAATGTTGTCAATATTTTGAAAGAAAAAATAGAAGAATTGAAAAAAGAAGTGAAAGAACAATATCCAGAACTTAAAATTCAAGAAGCTATACAGGGAAGTGGTGAAAGTGGATATGCAATCTCTTTGAAGTTATTAAGTTTAATTTCAATTGTTGAATTATATAGAGATAACTTTGCGAAGGGCGTTAGAAAACTGTTTAACTATATTCAAAGAATGATGAATTTAGAAACTTCTTTTGAAATTGAAACTTTTGATATTATTCCACAGAACGAAAAAGAAGAAATAACAGAAATACTCACGCTTTATCAGAGCGGTATAATCCCACATGAGATTGCACTGGAGCAAATAGCGGAACTTAAAAGTTGGAGCAACGAATTAATCGATAGAATAAAACTTTTGTTAAAAAATGATATTGATGAATTGGAAATAAGAATGAGGCAAGAAGCAGAGCAGGGAGAATAAACTATGGATTGGAGACGAGAAAAAGAATTCATTGATAACTTTGAGAAAGCTTATACAAAATATGTTGAAATACCGATGGAAAACGAAATTAGAAAATTAATCTTAAACAGCAGTTTTGAAATTAGAGGCACGATTAATCCGCAAGTTATATTTCCAAATGATTTTAGAAAAGAATTGACAAAGATAGCGGAGAGTTGGGGATTAGGCACAGAGAAATTGTTTTTAGATTATTTGAATGATGTTGATAAAGAAGTTTTAGATTCATTTCAAAGAGAATTGAAAAGACTACTTCCAAAACAGTTTAGATATAAAAGAACGGAGTATAAGTTTAATTATAATCAATTGCTTAAAAAAGTTGGAGATAAATGGAGAAGTGCTATAATAGTTAATGAATTTGCCTCAAAGTGGTATACAAGAAAATATTATAACGATGGATTATCTTTGTCTGATAGAGTTTGGAAGTATGCGAACGAGTCGGCTCAAAAGATACAAAATCAAATAGCTTTAAATCTTAGATTAGGAAACTCGGCTTTGAATACTGCAAGGCAAATTCAAGAAGCAAATGAGCAAGTAATTAGAATTCCAAAATATTTACAAAAGCAAATTGATTTATTAGATAATAAAAACTTAGCTTCAAGTCTAATCGATAACTATGTAAAGAAAACACTTCATTATAACGCAATGAGAGTAGCGAGAACAGAGATAAACAATGCTTGGAAAGGAAGCTATAAAGAGAAAATGGATCAATTGGATTTTGTGGAAAACGTGAAATGGAACTTGTCACGAAGTCATAAAGAGCCATGTAATTGCGAAACATATGCGAGTCAGGATTTGTACGGATTGGGAGCTGGTGTATATCCAAAAAACGCAGTTCCACATAACGGATTAAGTGCTCATCCGAATTGTTTATGCAATATAACGATGATTTTATCGCCTGTTGAAAAATGGATTGAAAATGAATATAGAAAAAGTTAGGAGGTTTAAAAATGGATTTAAATTATGATTTGCAAATGTTTGCCGAGAATGAAAATTCAGAAAATGCAAATAAGGGAGATGATAATCAGAGTAAAACGGAAAATTCAAATGAGACAAATAAAACAAGTATGAAAGAAGAGAAGAGATTTAGCAAAGATGAAGTTGAAAATCTCATCAAAGAGTATGAACAAAAAAAGAAAGAAGAAGAAGAGAAAAGAAAAAAAGAACTTGAAGAAGAAGAGAAAATATTTAAAGAAAAAGAAAAAGAAGAAATCAAGAAATATTTTGAAGAAAAAAGAAAAGCATTAGAACAACAAAAAGAACAAGAGTTATTTCAGGAAAGACTTAATCACAAAATCGAAGTTGTTGTATTGAAGAAGGGGCTCACAGAAGAACAAGCCGAGAAAGTTATGAAATATTTACGAAAAGACGAGATAAAAGAGCTAGATGAAGTAGAAAAGAAGATTGACGAAGTTATTCAAGATTTCAATATCTATTCTGAAAAAGACCAAGAGAATAAACAAAAAACAAGTACAACTACGTATAGAACAAAAAACAATGAAGAGAAAAAAGAAACAATTGGAGAGAGACTGGCAAAAAAGAAACAAAAGACAAAAGAAACGGAAAGTATCATAAAAAAATATTTTAGAGGAGGCATTTAAAAATGGGATTTTACGCTGAAACAAGTTATTCAAACACGAAACAGATTTTACTCTGCGATCACAAAGTAGCGATAAACGTTTTAGTATCTGATGATGGAGTTGTTGCAAATTCAGATGGAAAGAAAATAGTCCCAGCAGGCACTATAGTCGGAGGTAAAACACAACCAGTTCTAACAAATCGTGGTGAACCTGTTGCAAAAAAGAACACTCAAGCTGTTGACGGATCTGCAGCTGAAGGTGTATTGCTATATGATGTTGATGTAACTCATGGGGCTAACACTGGAGCTATGATTATTCATGGATTTGTACTATTAGACAGACTCCCAGAGGCTCCATGCGCAGACGCTATTGCAGCTTTGAAAGATATTACATTTGTAGCAGAAGCTAAGGAGGTCGTATAAAATGGCAACTATATTTGATTTAGTTACTCCGAAGTACATAAAAGATTATTGGATCAATGCTGGATATGATAATGTTGATTATTTGGGATTTGCTTTATTCCCATCTATGAAACAAATGGGTTTGACGTTATCATTCTTGAAAGGCAATTCAGGATTACCAGTTGCTCTAAAGAGTTCAGCGTTTGACTCAGAAGTTCCATTGAGAGAAAGACAGGGGCTAACAAAAATTGAGAGTGAAATGCCGTTCTTCCGTGAAGGCTTGATGATTGGTGAAAAAGATAGGCAAGAATTGTTGAAGGTGTTAGACACCGGAAATCAAGTTCTGATTGATGCTGTTGTAAATAGAATATACGACGATGCAACTTCTTTGTTGAGATCTGCTTATGTTACAAAAGAAAGAATGATCATGCAATTGTTGGGATATGGAACTATAACAATGAATTTTGAAGGATCTCCGATAAGTTACGATTATAGTTTTGATACAAGTCATAAACTCGGACTCACTGGAACTGCTGCATGGACAGACTTTGTGAACTCAAATCCATTAGAAGATATTAGAACAATGCAGGATAAGGTTGAAGAAGATACGGGAGAAAGACCAACGAGAGCTATTTGTACTCAGAAAACATTCAACGATATTTTACAAAATGAGAAAATAAGAACTGCTTTATCTTCTATGCAATTGTATCCAAGTACAAATAACTTATCTGAATTTATGTTGAACGAGCTCGGATTATCAATCGCTATTTACAACAAGAGACACGCTACTGGCAAATTCTATCCTGATAACAGAATGACTTTGATACCTGAAGGCGACTTAGGAAACTTCTATTATGGAACTACTCCGGAAGAAGCTGATCTTATGGGCAAAGTTGATTCTCAAGTTGAACTCGTTGATGAAGGTATAGCTGTTTCCGTTCAGTATAAGAGAGAGTCTCCTGTGAACGTCAAGACTATCGTATCGATGATTGGACTTCCAAGTGCCGAGACAATGGACAAATGGGCAATAATAAGTTATTAGTAATAGGGGGACGTTGAGTCCCCTATATTGCTTTTTGGAGGTGAAATATGAAAGTTAAAGCAATAATGGGAACTAAATACAAGAATAAGTATTATTTCACAAATCAAATTTTTGAAATAGATGATAAAGATTACAAAGCTATGAAAGATGTTGTTGAGAAAATGGAAGTTGAACAAAAAGAACTCTCTGATTTAAGTTTGAAAGAATTGAAAGATTTAGCCGAAGTAAAGCATATAGAATATCCTTCTAATATAAGAAAAAATGAGTTAATCGCTTTGTTGGAAGGTGCAAACGATGACAAATCTGGAGATGCTTAAAAATCTTGTGCCTGATCCAAGCAATGAATTATTTAGTGATGAGCAATACAAAGCTTTTTTATTGATAAGTAATTTAAACGCTGATGATTTATATGAAAACGATAAACAAACGGATCTCATGCTTTGCCTTGCTGATGTATGCGATGCTATTGATAGAAAAAAGTATCAATTAGTACGCTCATACTCAAAAGGGCAAATCTCAAGAACATTTCTTGAAACTGATTGGAAGGAACACGCAAGGAAAATAAGAATGCGATACAGGATAGTGAGCTAATATGTTGACGTTGAAAGTTTTTCAAGAAAGTGTACAAGAGCCATACTATGATGAGAATGGAAATCTCGTTATTCCTGAACCTGCAACGGTCGAACTTACTTTTGAAATAGAAAACGAAAATTTTCAAAAAGCAAGTAGTGGAGAGTATATAAAGATAGAAGATACTGGAGAAATTATTCATGATTACTCAATTTTATTCGTAGAAAATCAAGCTTTATTCAATTACTTGGAAGTTGGAAATACGATATACGTCGATGGAAAACAGTATAAGATTATACGAAAAAACTACGACCAAGAAGATCATAAAGAAGTGATATTGCTTGCCGTTCAATAAGAAAGTTGAGTTAACAAAAATGCTTTTGAAAAGAAAAGATGAAGGATTGTTAGCTGCTTTAAATCGAATCGGAGTTGAAGCAGTGAATTGGGCGAGAGAGAATGGAAATTATACTGATAGAACTGGAAATCTTAGAAATTCAATTAATTATGCTATATTCAAAGGCTCAAAATTGTTGCAGGATAACGGAAATTTGACTTCTGAGCAAATAAGTGCGATAAGTAATGAAATAGAGAAAGTAAATGGATACACACTAGTAATTTATGCTGGAATGTACTATGGAGTATATGTAGAAGCTCGTGGATATGTTGTTCTTAGCGGATCTTTGGAGGCTTCTGAAACTTCCAAACTATTAGTTGAAGCTTTAGGAAATGCTGTGAGGCGATTATAATGATTGAAAATATGCTTGATGATGAAATTATCACAGGAATTTATCAACGTTTGAAAGATATAAACAATATAGCTGGATTTGAAAACGTGCAAATCAAGAAATATGAAACGACTGGAATGGGTGAAAGAATAGTAATTCTGAATAAAAATGTTGATAAGCCAGTTAAGTTGCAACATAACGATATTTGGCTAAACATTTATGTGCCTCATCTAATATATAATAATCAAACTTATAGAAATTATCAACGATGTTTTGAAATCAAGAATCAAGTTAATCAATTGTTAGACGCAAGTATAGTTTTGACTGGCGGAGTGTTTATCGATATTGATTTTACAGGGCAATTGTCGGATCCGTTCGTTGATCCTGACAAGCCAGATGAGTTATGTTATGTATTGAAATACAAAGTATTAACAAATATAATTTAGAAAAAGGAGTGATTAAAAGTGGCAGGTAAAATATTATTTAGGCCGTTGAAAATGGAAGTTATAGAGCCAGCAACAGATATAAACACGATATTGGAAGATACAGCTTGGACAGTAGCTGAAGTCTGGGGACGTACACAGGGTGGCGTTACGTTATCCCAGCCAATCGAGCTAACTGAAATAATGGCAGACGATTCAAAAGAGCCCGTTTACAAATATCGTGAAATAACTGGAAGCACTTTAACAGTGAATTTGCTAGAAGTCGATAAAGAAAAACTCATGACAATATTTGGAGGTGAAGCAGCTACTACAACAACTACAACTGGATTTATAGTAAATAAACAGCCAGTATCAACTAAGAAAGCAGTGAGATTTACAACGCAAGATATTCAAACTGGAGATAAAATGTACATAGTATATCCAAACGTTGAATTCACTTGCGAGGCAGATCTTGAATTAGCTGACGCTGAGACAGTTGTCCCATTCACATTAGACGTACTCAGTGATAGCAATGGATATAAATGGGGATACTATGAAGCTATTTAGTAGATAAGGGGGATTTTCATATCCCCCATTATTCTTATTTTTGAAAAGAGGCGATTACTGCGGAGTTTGAGAGAGAGCTTAGAATAGATATTGATAAAATCCCCGTATCAGTAAATGCACTCTACAAAAGAGCAAGATTGAGCTCTGGAAAGCAAGGCATGTTTATGACAAAAAGGGCAAAAGAATTCAAAGAAATGTTGGCATGGAAAGCAAAAGAAACGGCGATAAAAAACAAATGGAAAATGTTCAATGAAGAAAGATTTTTCTTTGTAGATTTATACTATACTTTCAAATCCAAGAAAAAATTTATTGATCCCAACAATTCTCACAAAATAGTTTTAGACGCACTGGAGGGCATAATCTACAAAAACGATAAATGGGCTTTGACAAGAGATATGGGAGCGAAATTTGCAAATAAAGAACATTTTACTATTATTATCCGAATTCCGTATATAGACTAAATTTGAGTCTCTTTATATTTCGAGCTATAAGCGATTTTATTTTGAGTTGAATATAATTATATATAGAGTTTCAAATTGAGCCGTATACAACGATGCGAAAACACACTGTTAATAAGCATTACAGAGATTTAGCAATTTTTATTAAAAACATTATTTTTAAAACTATTATAAATAGTGGCTTTTAAAAGTTATAAGATATAAACGAATGATAAAGTTGATATAAAACAAGAATAATTATTTTTGGATAAAATTTAGGAGGTTAAAAAATGAAAGGTGCACTGTTAAAACAAATAGAAGAATACTTTGAAAAAGAAAACAACGCTGATATGCTCAATAAAGTTAAGCAGTTGGAAGAGTTGCTCAAGCCCGATCCCGTAAAAGTTTTGGCAAATGCTCCGGAAGAAGTAATCATCGGAGATAAGAAGTTTCAGATTAAAGAAGCTTCTTGGCTTATAAAAGCTTTAGTTACTGAAAAAGTAGCTAAAATAATGAATTTGCTTAATTATGATCCAAGCGATTATAAAAAATTCGATGAAGCAGTTTTAAACTTTTTATACGGAGTTAAAAAAACTGATATGGTGGAAGTAACTAATTTATTCTGTGAAATTATTTATTTGCTAATCAATCAAAGACCTGTAAGAAAAAGCGAATTAGATAGATTTGATTTAGACAATCCGGATAAAGCTTTAGCAAAAGAACAGATAAGTCTTGATGATATAAAAATGAAATATACAGGCAAAGACTTTTTTAATTTAGCTTGGAAAGTACTGGAGATGTCTGATTATATAAATTTTATACGTCCGCTCAAGGCGGCTCTGGAAATGAAAGATCTAACGGGAGAGCTAAAAAAACAAACAAATTCTTCTACAAAGTGATGAAGAGCTATTGTCAAGCTTTTCAAATGTTGCCGTCAGAGTTTCTTACGAAAACAAATCCAGTTATGTTGGTTGCATATGGAGAAGTTTTCAACATTGACAATGAAGATGAAGAAGAAATCCCGCAAACAAAAGAAGATATTAAAAGCACGATGCAGTCTATTTTTGGGCCTATCAAAATGTAGGGAGCGAATAATATGGCAAAAATAGATACTCTTATTTATGAGCTTGGAATTGACGAAAAAGATTTTAAACGAGCTTTGGAAGCTGCTGAAATAAATTTTAAACAATTTCAAAAAACAGTAGAACAATCCGGAGATAATCTCAAAGTTGATGCCGATACTACTCCATTTCACAAAAACTTACAAAACGCCGAAAATCAATTTAAAACATTCACAAAAAATATAATAAAATTAGCTGGAAGTATAGTTATCGGAGCTGGGATAGCGTCTCAAGTAAAAGACGCTGTAAACTCTTTCACAAGCTTTGAGGAAGCTATGAAGCAAGTTGCTACTTTATCAGATGCTTCTGATGAAGAATTGAGACAAGTTGAAGATACTTTGCTGGAAATAGCAAAAGCCGGAGACTTCTCAGCTACAGAATTGGCAAATGCTTTTTATCAAGCTCTTTCTGCAACTGGAGATCTAGCTGAAGCAATGGCAGTCTTACAAGAAGCTAACAAAGCTGCTATTGGAGGTAATGCTGATTTATTTCAATCCGTCGATGGATTGACTTCTATGTACAATGCTTGGAAACTTTCAATTGACGATTTGGCAAAAACGAATGATTTGCTTTTTACTGCTGTTAGAATGGGAAAAACAACAGTCGATGAAATAGCTGGCAGTATAGGCAGAGTCGCTCCGTTGGCAGCTCAAGCTGGAGTAGGAATTGATGAAGTTTTGACAGCAGTTGCAGCTTTAACGTTGCAAGGTTCTTCTACTGCTGAAGCTATGACTCAGTTACGAGGAATTTTTTCATCTATGACCAAACCTTCCGAACAAGCTAAGAAAATGGCTGAAGAGCTTGGAATACAATTTGATGTTACGGCTTTGAAATCGAAGGGATTGCAAGGAGTCTTGAATGATATAGCTGAAGCCACTGAAGGCGATTCTGCAAAAATGGCTATGCTTTTTGGAGAAGTTGAAGCTTTGAACGGAGTTTTGGCTCTTACTGGAAAAGGAGCTGAAGATTTTGCTGCTATATTAAGCGATATGGAAGTTAGCGCTGGTGCAACTAATGAAGCCGTCGCAAAAATGGAGACAGGATTAAAAGATACATTAGATAGACTTACAGGCTTAATCGATGTTATGAAAATTGAAGCTGCGAGAGCTTTTGCTCCATTCTTGACAAACGTTGTGGAAATAGCAACTGGATTTTTTGAATGGATACAAAATATGTCAGATGCCGAAAAAGCTATTCTCGGAGTTTCAAGTTCGTTGATAGTTATTATTCCACTCGTGAAGCAAATGTATACTTGGGTAACACTTTTGAAAACGGCTACAATGGGCTGGGTCGGAGCTTTGCAAGCTATCGCTGGAGTTACAATCGCTGTAACTACGATAAAAGGCATATCCGATGAAATGAAAAAGCTTGAAGAAGCAACTACTGGGGCTAAAGACAGTGCAGAAGGATTTACTGATACTTTCAAATTCGATTCTCAAGCTGTTACTGATGTTTCAAATGAGATGAAAGCTATTAGCTCCGAAATTGAAACGGCGAGAAGAAACGCAAATAATTTGAACAATGCTCTTATTGATCTACAAGACGCTATTATTGACTACAATACGGAGTTGGCAAATGGAACTGAAAATTTAGATGATTCAAAGCAAAGAATTGATGATATATTAAATACTTATCCATCGTTGCAAAAAGCCGTTGAAATTGTCAATGGGCAGTATACAATTCAAAAAGAAGAATTACAAAACATAATAGATTTAGAAAAGCAAAGATTAGAAGCTGAATTAGAAACATTGAGAAGTAGAAGAGATATGCTCGTGTGGCAAATGAATTCAGAATATTATCAAAGCCAAAGAAAAGGCATTGAAGAAAATCTAAAAGTAACTGAAAACGCTTTAAATCAATTAAAACAGGATATTGATAAAGTAGGCAGTTCTTTCAATGAGCTATTACAACTTTCTAGTGGAATGTCTTATTTAGATATGCTTGGAGAAGCTTCTCCGTTGCTTAAAGAAATAGAGGAACTAGCTCAAGAGTGGGGAATAGATATTGAAGATACAATGAAAAAAGTTGAAAGTGGAACTGTTAGTATTGGTGAAGTAGTTAGAGTTTTTACTGATGAGCTAATTCAAAAGCAAATGGATTTAGAGAAGCAGATTTTTTCAAGTAAAGAAGCTTTGAATGAATTTGCAGCTCAAGAAGCAGAAATTGAATTACTAGATATTAGAATGAACGGATTAGAAAACACTATGGGGACATTAGAACAAACTGCGGAGAATGTATCAGAAGCAACATTAAAAACTACGATAGTTGAAAACGAAAGATTAAAGCAATTACAACAAGAAATTGAATATCACAAGGGACTTTTAGAACGATATAAAGAAGAAGAGGAAATCCAAGCCGAAACTTTGCAAAATATTATAAAATTAACTGAAAGCCTGAGAGATGAAGAAATTTCTCAAGCTAAGTCGGTTGAAGAGAAAATAGCAATATACGATTCATATATTCCTGTTATAGAAAATTATGAAGCTCAATTGGAAGATTTGGGAATCGAGACTAAAAAATCGCTTGAAGAAGTAAATAAAGAAATTGAGGATACTCAATCACTTCTGGCAAATGTTAAAGAGCCAGAAAGACAAGTGGATTTGCTGAATGATTTAATCTCACTTACACAAAATCGTATGGATTTGGAAATGGAGTTAGCAAAAACTGAAGAGGAAAGAATATCAATTTTCACTCAATATCAAGATGAAATTGATATTTTGGAAGATAAAGTTAAATCTTTGAGCGAAACTGAAGTTGAAACAGAAGATAAAAGAGTAAAACTGCTAAATGATAGAATAGAAGCTAATAAGAAATTAAAAGAAACTTACAAAGAAGAAGAAGATCAAAAATATTTCTTGAATGAAATTATTTCTGCATATGAACAATTGAGAGACGCTGAAGCCGATAATGCTGATACTGTGGAAGGTCGAATAGAAGCTTTTAATAAATACTACGATATAATTCAAATGTATAAAAACGAATTAGAAGAAATAACTGAAACAGAAGAAGCTGCTACTGAAAGTACAATTGACAAAATAAAAGCTGATATAGAAGATTGGAACACAATGCTAAACAAAACAGAAAATATTGACAATCAAATAGAAGCTTTGAACAATTTAATCTCATTGACAGAGCAGTTAAAAGATGAAGAAATGGATGCTGCAAAAAATAGAGAAGAAGCTTTTGCTATTTGGGAGCAAAGAAATGCAGAAATTAAAATATATCAAGATAGATTGGAAGCGTTATCTGAAGCACAATCAAAAAATATTGATAATATCGAGAAAGAAATAGAAACTCAGCAAAGATTGCTGGATCAAGCTACCTCAATTGAGAAAAGAATAGAACTTTTGAACAATCTTGTGGGGCTTTATGAACGACTACGAGATACTGAAATACTGGCTGCAAAGTCAACAGAAGAAGCCGATGCTATTTACTGGAGTTATGAAAACACAATAAATAATTTAAAGAATGAAATTGAAGAATTGTCAGATACTGAGATGCAAAGAATAAAAGCATTAGAATCTGAATTTGGAAAAGCAACTGGTGAAAGAAAAAAGTTAATAGCTGAAGAATTGCAAGCTTATTATGAAAGACAGGCAAAACTAAACTTAATCGATGAAGAAGAATATAATCGTTTGATAAGCAATGCAAATGAATATGAAAGTTATTTAAATAGTTTAGTTGGCATGGAAGGAACTTATATTGAGCAAGCTAAAGAATTGCTAAGCGTTTTAGATGAACATCCTGAAACGATGAAAGAATTAGAGACTCAAATAACAAAAATCAAAATAGCTTTAGAAGAGTTAAACAAGATTAGAAACGAGCTTGTGAGTAAAGAACTTGATACTTCTGAGATTGACAATTTTATAGAAGATTTAAATAACAAGCTTGAAGATACACAAAATAGAATAGCTGAGATAAATAAAGAACTTGAGAATCTTGTTAAAAGTCAGTTAGAAAAGGGCTTACAGGAAGTCGGAGACTTGCTCGTGTCGATTGGTCAAGCTTTGGGGCAAGACTGGAGTTTCTTTGCCGATATACTTAGAGAAATACCTGCGTATCTTGAACAAATTAAAATAGCTCAGGAATTGATGAACTTATCAAATCCGCTTGGCTGGATTGTTTTAGTTATTGATTTAGTTGAAAGAGTTATAAGTCTTGTAGACATTTGGAATAACGAATCGGCTAAATCTGAACAACTCGCAGAAGCAATAGCTGAACAACAAAGAGAAATAAACGAATATGTAAAAGAAAGAATTGACTTGAATAAAATTGAAGAAACGAGTTTGCAAAAAGTTTGGAATCAATATCAGAACAATCAAAAAACAGTTGCAGAAATAGAAAAAGCTGAAGATGAACTAACCAAAATGATGGAGAAAAGAAAGAAAGTTCTTCAAGAAGCAAAAGAAGAAGAAGACAAATGGGATTTTTTGTGGTGGGGCACAGATGAAGAAAGAGTAGAACAGCTTGAAAATGAAGCTGCTCAGCTTGATGAAAAAATAGAAGAACAAAAAAGAAAAATAGAAGAATTGAAAAATGAATTAATAACGTCTGGAGAATTTGCCTCGGCACTTGGAGTTGGAGCTGAAGATATAGAAAGTGATATTATATCGGCTTTGGAAAATGCTCTTTCAGGAACGAATACATATGAGGATTTTGTAAGAAACTTCTCGGAAAGTATGGAAGAAAGTTTGAGAAACGCAATAATAAAAGCAATGGTGGCAAAAGCACTCCAACAACAGATTGATGCTCTTGTTCAAATGATTTCAGAAAGTTATTCCGATGCTGAACTCACACAGGAAGAGCTAGAAGCAATTCGAGCCATGTACGAAGCTTTGATTGCACAATCCGAAAGCGTTTATGAAGACATAAAAGCTTTGGGATTTGATTTAGGAGAAACTGGCGGAGGGCAAGGAGAATATTCAGGAGCTGCAGAAATCTCGAGAACGATAACAGAAGAAACAGCAAATAGAATGATAGACTATCTTACAACGTTTCTTATACATTTGCAAAACATAGAGAGAAATACTTATGAAACTGCGAATGTTTTGAAAAATGGGATTATAAAAGTCAGTATCCAAGAATCAATCGGATTAACTATTGAAGAGATTAAGCAAGCTCAAGGCACATAATAGAAAAGAGGTGAAAATATGTCAGGTTTGATATTTGATGGAATCGATTTGCATAGCTTGAATTTTTATGTAACGTCAGATAGTAGAAGTGCTGAATATGATGAGGAAATACTTGAAATTGATGGAATGAACGGAGCTATTTCATTAAGTGAGAGATTGACTTCGAGAAATATAACAGTAGGAGGCTTTGTTTTTGGAGAAGATACAAAAATAGCTGGCACAGTATCGGCAAAAAGTGGAAGTTATGAGCTAAATGGAGTTGGAACGAAATTCACAAATTTAAGAATTGGGAACGATTTAAAAATAAATGGCAAAGTTTATAAAATCGCTAAAATAGTATCCGATACAAAATTGGAAATCGAAGGAACTTTTGATATAACTTTCACAAATGCAGAAGCTTGGCTAAAAGATTATTCTGTATGCATGAACAATTCAACAAAGTTATCGGAGTTAATCAGTACAGCAACAGCTAAAACTCCAAAAGAGCTATTTTTTCCTGACACAAGTAAGTCTATATTTGTGAAACGTGGAACTACTCCGTTTATTTCAAGCGTATTCTCTGGAGCGACTTTTAAAGCATCGGCACAGAAAATTACTCTAAACTTCATAGCTCACGATCCATATTTCTACGGAGAAGAGTGGGCTTTAAATGGGGCTGTTTTAAATACGAAGTTAATTGAAAGCGATGTATCGTATCCACTATTGGCAGCGTTTCATTCAGAAGATATTGAGTTCATGGCTATTACAAGTGCAAAAACAAAAGATGGCTGGGACTTAATCGATAGTAACGGATTTATTATTATTGATAGTACTTTTATCCCACAAACAGATTTTGCAATAACTTCATACAATGGCTTTGGTGGAAATGGCTTTGAGTGGCTACTATATATTGATGGAGCTGGAGACGGATTTGAATGGGAGTATACAAATCCGAGCACAATATTAACAATGATAACAACTGATATTGTTGGGAATCCCGCAACAAGTTTAAATTTAGTAGATCATGTAGCTGAAGAGGGATATTGTATTTGGGAAATGGAAAATTCAAAAACAACTCTGGAGGTGCAAAATGTTTGATTTCAGTAGAATAAAGTTTATTAGTGTAGACAAGATTACAGGTGCAAAAGTTGGTGAATACTCGAATACGTCAACGATAACGAGTGCCGATAACGATGTTGTAGATTATAAAGTAGAAATTCCACCAATTTATTACAAAACAGCTCTTGACGGAAACAAATGGAAACATTATCTTAGCTGGGATTATAAAATAGGTTATGAGCTACATCCCGCTTTTATCCACAATGGCAAAGTTTGCATGAGAAGGCTCGGAGCTTTTGAAGCATCCATTGACGTGGATAATCGCTTGCGTTCAATTCCATTTGTGCAACCAACAACAGAGAAAACAATTGATGAATTTAGAACTGCTGCAAAAAATAGAACTCCAAACGCTGGAACCTATTATGGATTGAAAAACGGATACGACTATGGACTACTCGGATTATTATTTGCTCTGAAATATGGAAATTTAAACTCGCAATCATCTCTTAGTCAAGGAATAACAAATTTAAATTCTGGAACGGTCAATCACAGTCAAAATACTGGTCATACTCTATCACTTGGTTCGAACTCAGATGGGCAGGTAGAATTGACTACTCTCGAGAATGGCGCTACTTTTCAATCAGGGCAAACTGCAACACATCCATTCAGATTCTTATGGATGGAGAATTTATGGGGCAACGTTTGGGAATTTCTTGATGGCTTTATAAAAACAGCAGATGGATTACATTTTGATGAAGAGAACAATAACGCAAATCCATCGGCTATGAAAGAATTTTATCCAAGAGAAGATGTTACAGAATATAAATTTGGATATGCAGATAAAGCAGATAAGAGAATCGGTTGGGGAATAGTTCCAGAATACAGCTTTAATGGAAGTTCCAGTACATATTTAACTGATTATTTATGGCTTAATACTGGCACTCGAGTCGCTCTGTCGGGTGCGTATTGGTATAATGGCTCTCTGGCCGGTTTGTTTTCGTTGCATCTGAGTAGTCTTTTGTCGTATTCTGTTCGGAATATTGGCGCTCGTCTTGCTTCTTATGTTGAAATTTGACGGTTTATGCAAATTTCAATAGATTTTTGTTGATTCTTTGAATTTTGGGGAAGAAAAAGTAAGTCGCTCTGTCGGGTGCGATTTGGGCTTATGGCTCTCCGGCCGGTTTGTTTGCGTTGGGTCTGAATTATCTTTTGTCGTCTTCTTCTCGGGCTCTTGGCCCTCGTCTTGCTTGTATTTGCGCCTTTTTCTTTCCCGACCACTCGGTCAAATATAAAAATTGAGAAATTCACGTTAGTAAATGCAACTTATTGAAAGCGTGAAAAGTACAACAAGCAAGGTGATATATGAAAAGATATGGAAATCTTTTTAATCAAATAGTAGATATTAACAATTTATTATTAGCACATTCAAATGCGAGAAAGAATAAAACTTTTTATGAAGAAGTAAAAAT